AAGTGAAATCGCAGTTGACCATCCTAAGCGTAAAGCTGAGGCCATTCGTGATCCTACTGTCTTCACTGGTGGTCTTACCACTGGGCTTACTGGCCTTCACTGTGACGTTGCTGTTCTTGATGACGTGGTTGTTCCAGAAAACGCCTACACCGAAGAAGGGCGGGAAACAGTAAATCGTCAGTATTCATTGCTTTCATCTATCGAAGGCTCTGAAATGGAAGAGTGGGTTGTAGGAACCCGCTACCACCCGAAAGACCTTTACTCTCAAATGCTAGACATGCGGAGTGAAGTCTACGGAGAAAATGGTGAAGTCCTCGACTTCGAGAACGTCTACTCCATCTTTGAAAGACAAGTAGAAGACGTAGGAGACGGAACTGGTAACTTCCTTTGGCCACGGCAGCAGCGCTCTGACGGTAAGTGGTTTGGGTTCGACGCTCAAATCCTAGCTAGGAAACGGGCGAAGTACATTGATCGAACACAGTTCCGCGCTCAGTACTACAACGATCCAAACAGCGGCGATGGTGTTGGTATTTCACGAGATAAGTTTCAGTACTACAGTCCAAAACACTTATCTTACGAAGGAGGGACTTGGTTCATAAATGGACACAAACTCAATCTTTACGCTAGCGTGGACTTTGCTACTAGCACGGGGAATCGTTCCGATTACACGGCCATTGTTGTTATCGGCATTGACAGAGATAGGAACATCTACGTCCTAGACGTGGACCGGTTTAAAACAGATAAGATCAGCGACTACTACAAGCACATTCTTGAACTACACACCAAATGGGGTTTTAGAAAGCTTGGTGCTGAAGTCACAGCTTTCCAGAAAGCCATCGTCAATGATCTTAAAGATTCGTACTTCCGCCCTAACGGGCTGTACATCTCAGTTGAAGAATTAAAACACACCAAACATCAAGGATCGAAAGAGGAGCGTATTAGCGCTATCTTAGAACCTCGATACGACATGATGGCAATGTGGCACTTCAAAGGAGGTAGGTGTCAAACACTTGAAGACGAACTAGTCCAACAGCATCCTCCTCACGATGACTGCAAGGACGCCTTAGCAGCAGCCGTCAGTATCGCTATTCCTCCGATGGGAATTGTAGGTCGCGATAAACCGGCGCAACGAGACAACGTATTGTACCATCCTAGATTCGGAGGAATGTCCTTCTAAATATGGAACAGCTTGAACTCCCGCTTCCTGACGTGGAAGATAACACCATTTACTTCGAGGACCTGACTCTGACTGCTGATAGTGTTCTAGCAGAAAATATTGGACAATACAGGAACGTCTTCATCATCGGTGTTACAGATGAGGGTATGATGTACAGAGCCAGCAACGGTGATGCGATGTTTTGGTCTTACGCACTAGAACGTGCTCGCAACTATCTTATGAACAGCATGGGTTAATTGAATGGCGACTGCTTTAGAACTTAGTGATGTAATTGGTCAGCCAGATAAACTGGCCAGTCAGATCGCTAACAAGTATCAAGAGTGGCAAGGATACCGTAACAAGTGGCTTGACACCGTAAAAGAGATTAGGGAGTACGTGTTCGCCACAAGCACACGTACAACCACTAATTCAAGTCTTCCGTGGAAGAACAGCGTCCACATTCCGAAGCTCTGCCAGATCAGAGACAACCTACACGCCAACTACATGGCAGCCCTGTTCCCGCAGGAATATGCAATTGTGTGGGAGGGAGATGACGAAGACGCTCAGTCTAAAGCCAAGCGCGAGATGATTGAGAACTACATGCAGAATAAGATGAGGCAGTCGAAGTTTCGCACTACTGTCTCAGACCTTCTGTATGATTTTATTGACTTTGGTAATGTGTTCGCAATGCCTGTATTCATTGCAGATTACAAGAAAGACGGAACTACCGGTGAGAAGTACCCTACTTATATCGGCCCTTCTCTTCAACGGATCAGCCCGCTTGATCTTGTTTTTGATCCCACGGCAGCGAACTTCGCAGCAAGTCCGAAGATCATTCGTACAGTCAAAAATATTGGTACTTTTCTTTCAGAAATCGAAGAAAGGCCGGAACTCGCATACCTCAAAGAAGGCATAGACAAAATGCGAGAGGCCCGTATGAAGATGGGCAACTACGCAGAAGGCGACTTCAGTAAGAATGACGCCTTTTCCATTGATGGTTTTTCTAGTTGGGCTAATTATTTCGGTAGTTCATACGTAGAGGTTCTTGACTTTTACGGAGACCTTTACGATCCAGAAACCAACCAGCTCTATCGCGACCACTTGATTACTGTAGTTGACAGGCGATTTATTGTAAGGAATAAGAATGACGACTCTTGGCTTGGCGTACCACCAATTCGACACTGCGGATGGAGGCAACGTCCTGATAATCTCTACGCAATGGGACCCCTCGAAAATCTCGTCGGGATGCAGTACCGCATTGACCATCTTGAGAATGCCAAATCGGATGCCTACGACCTAATCATCCACCCGGTAATCAAGATCAAAGGCTTCTGTGAACCTTTCGAATACGGCCCCGGAGCGGAGATTTACGTAGGAGACGAAGGCGATGCAGCCTTTATGGCTCCTGACGTTACTATGCTTTCTGCTGACACACAGGTACAGCAGATTGAGGCTAAGATGGAAGAAATGGCCGGGGCTCCTAAGCAAGCCATGGGTTTCCGTACTCCCGGTGAAAAGACTGCCTACGAAGTTCAAATCCTAGAGAACGGCGCTAATCGCATCTTCTTGAATAAAACCTCTTACTTTGAGGAAGTGTTCCTTGAGCCTCTTCTTAATGATATGCTTGAACTATCTAGGCGTAACCTCAACGAGAACGACCTCATCCGAGTGCTTGATGACGCCAGTGGCGCAGTACTCTTCCAGACAATCAGCAAGGAAGACCTTTCGGCTAACGGAAAGATTAGACCGGTTGGAGCAAGACACTTCGCTCAGTACGCAACCCTCGTACAGAATCTCACTCAACTTTACAATTCTTCTATAGGTCAAGACCCTGCCGTTCAAGTTCATCTTTCCGGCAAGAAGATTGCTGAAATCATGGAAAGACTTCTCGGTTGGGAACGTATGGGTATCTACGGAGAAAACGTTCGTCTTCTTGAAATGGCTGAGACACAGCGACTTAAGGAGTCGATCCAGCAGATGCTTGGTGCTGAAAATCAAGCTGCGGGAACACAGCCCACTGAAGCCCCCGAATCTCCAATGGGAATGCCTTCTCCGCTAAACCCTCAATCTAGTAACACGAGTAAAGGAGCTTCGCCATCAAGTACGACGGGCGCTGGACAGCCGGGCTAAACAATTCCGAAAAGATGATTTTCAACGGTTTGTTGGAAGGTAATCAAAAAGTACTTGACAAACTCGCTGAAATATGTTATAATATGTATAAGAGTTCAGAAGTTAGTGACTCTGACTTCGAAAACCCTAACTGGGCCATGAAACAAGCGCACTGGGTAGGGTATCGCAAAGCGATGAAGCAAATCATCATGCTTTGCACTCCAAAGGATGACCAATCCAAACCCTAAAACAGAAAAGGAGCCAGTTGACCAAACATGGCTGATATCTTTGAAGAAGGCGTGACCCCGCCCGATAATGCTTCCCTCGAACAGCTTGTAGGCGAGGGAAAGAAGTTCAAAAGTGTTGAAGACTTGGCTAAGGCTTACGCCAACGCTAATAATCACATCGACGAACTTCGTACAGACCTACAGAGCACCCGCGAGTTTATCAGTGAAGAACTGAGGAAACTTGCAGAACAGCGTAATCAGGCACCGCCTGTACCCCCGATTCCAGAGACAGGGAGCAATCCGAACCCCGCTCCTGTGGCTCCTTCTGGTGGACCGGTTGAGGACCTAGACACGCGAATTGCTAAGGCGTTGGAAGAGAGAGACACTCTTAAGCGACTTCAGGGCAATGCCAATCTCGTACAGGAAGTTCTGGTAGAACGGCTTGGCGACGTTAACAAAGCGGCGGAGGCCGTTGTTGCAAAGGCTCGTGAACTTGGGCTCTCGCCCTCGGACATGAAGGAACTGGCAGCTAAATCTCCTAAGGCTTTTCTAACTACGATGGGTATTGACGCTGACAGTAGGCCGACGAGCCACTCGACTCCCGCTCCTAGCTCTGACGTTAATCCGCATAACATCAACGCTGGTGCACCTAAGCCCAATAGTTATGCGTATTTCGAGCAGATTCGTAAATCTGACCCTAAGCTTTATTGGAATCCCAAGACGCAGGCAGCAATGCACAAAGCGGCTCAG